TTAAACCGGAGGTTTTTGCGGCGTCATTTAATTGTTGGTGAGTCGCTTTGGTTGTCAAAAGATTAGCGTCATCTCCGCCCATGTCGATCTTATAGTCTGCTGCCACTTGAGCCCTAGCCGCAGATAAAGCATCTTGGTAGGTGTCGTAGTCCGCATCTCCACCAGAGTACATTTCCTTGGCTAACATGTACATCTGAGTTAAGGGGTCCCTCCGAGCCCCGTACCTATCTTTGGTGGCTCTAACCCCAGCAAGTTCAAGATCTCTACCAAACTTTTCACGAGCCCGTTTGTCTGCAAGGACTTCTCCAAATGCGGTCAGCGTAAACTTATCGTCCCGTGCTTTCTTGTCCGTGGTATTCTTGCTGATCTGAGCAGTGCCTGCAAGCAAGCCGTCAGCGATGTTCTTCATTGCATCAGAGCTTTCGCCCGCAGCAATCCCAAACCCGACCATCGCCATGTTCATCCAGAATTGTTCTTTTTCGTCCTCGTCTGTCTGACCCATAAGATCCGTCAGCATCTTCTTCATTGCAACGGTCTGGTCTTTGACGCTCATGTTTGAGGTATCAACCCCCGTAGATTTCAGTAAGGCGTCGGTGGTGATCGTGTTCGCGTCTCCTGGGTTCTCATCTATGTCCGTTTGGATTTCAGATGTGTTAATTGTGGGGGTTACTACCTCGGGGGTTACTACCTCGGGGGTTACAGTTTCCGCGCCAGCTTCTGCGGCGGGGGCTACTACCTCGGGGGTTACAGTTTCCGCGCCAGCTTCTGGCGCAGCTTCTGCCTCTGCCTCGGCAGCTTCTGCGGCGCGAACCTGCTCCAACAAGTCTACTGTTGGAGGCTCGGGGACTACAACGGCGTCTGCCTGATTTAAAAGGTCAACTGCCGTTTCTGTCCCAATGATCCCGAGCTTAGACCCAATGTTCCCAGCTAGGTCTAACGCGCCTCGTGTAAATCTTGATTGCAGATTAGGATAGCTTAGATTGCTCAACAAAAGGTTTGAGTCATATCTTTCTTCTAAAACTTTCTTACGATTTTCCAGAACTGTTCTTTCATTCTCTGACGTACTGGGATCAGCTATGCGGTCAAGAAGGGATTTATATTCAGTCTCTAAGTTTTGAAGATACTCCGGATCGCCTTCTTCTGGGACACGCCCAAGATCTTCTACGGAGGCAAAGAGGTCCCCTGCAGTCAGCTCAGAAACTTCCCCGTCTTCATTGCGAACTACATAAACGCCGTTTGCGCTGCCCAAGATTTCCAAGTTTAAGGCGTTTGCTACAGAGTTAACGTCTGTTTCTTCGGTTGCATTTGCGGTAAGGGCAGCCTGTTCTTCTTCCGCAGTTATTTCTCCAGTTATATCGCCCTGCAATTGGGAAAACAGTTCTGTCGCTTGAGCTAATTTATCAGCCTCTGTCCTTTCCCCGCCAGGGTTCCTTGCGTCCTCTTGGGCTGCAAGAGCCACTTCATCCGCACGAGCATTGTTTGCGTCGACGTAACTTTGATTTCTTTCAGCGTCCCCGGTTCTAATCTCGTTGATTCTATTCATAAACGGAGTGATAAACGAGTTGCCAATTACGTTTGAGTCTAGTCCCGTGCTTTCAAGCGCAGTTTCAAGAGGGTTATTTGAGTAAACACTGGAACGAAGTTGGTCCAACACGGAACGGTTGTCCTCCACAGGAGGATTCCTTCCGGCCTCTTCCGCATTAAGGGCTGCATTAGCCCTTTCGGCCTCTGCAATTCGCTGGGCTTCTACTGCAGACGCAGCTTCCTGCTCACGACCCAGACGAATAGCCGAGCGAAGCTCGTTGTCTTCCATCAAATCCCCGACAGGGGCAAACACTTCACTTGCCATGTCTCCAACAGGTTCAAAAATACTACGCAAAGTATCGTTTAGGGAGAACCCGCCTTCAGCAGCAGGCAATTCTTGTACGTCGTCAACAATTTCTGGAGTGACAAGGGCCGTGGGATCAACCCGCCCTGCAGCAATGGCATTCTGAAGGGGCTCCATGGACTGTTGCATCGAGGCACCTAAATCTTGAACGGGGCCTTCTATTACTTCGCCTAAATTTTGAACGGGGCCTCGGATGGTTTCCGCCACAGGAGTCATTAGGCTCCGCATCAAATCAGCTATTCCGCCGTCGCCGTCAACAACTGGCGCAGGGGGCTGGGCCATAACCTGTTGAGCAATATTAACACGGTCCTGCGTACCCTGCTGCGCAAGTTGCGCTTGACTAGGTTGCTCTCCCGACACCTTCTGAATAACCGCTTGCACGATACTCGGATCACGGATCACGTTGCCTTCTCTGTCAATAACAGTTCCGTTGTCCACAAGATAAAACACAGTGTTGCCAAGGATAACCATGTCGCCACCGGAAGCAGCACCCGCACCGCTGGAGAAAATGTTACCTTCTCCAAAAATTTCGTTACCATAACCTGTGCCGGGGCGTGGAACACCTTGCCCACCCGTTTGAAACCGCTGGGCTGCACCCATCAGTTCAGGGGACGAAGCAAGGATTCCACCCATTCCGGCGAGCTTGGTACGAGCATCTCGGTTGGAGAACATCTTCCGATTCATAACACTCATTGTTAAACTCCTTAACCAAACATGCCCGATTTGCCTAGACTATATAGACCCCCGGCCAATCCTGCAAACTGTGATACGGGGCTAGCACTAGGTTGTTGCTGCGACGTAAACGTAGACTGCGATGTCGGCATGCCTTGGAAGATGTCGGAGTAAAAGCCAAGTTGTTGATAGGGCTGCATAGTGTTTTGATACTGAGTTTGACGCTGCGCATCGAGGACTGCTTGCTGCTGCCCCTGCTCTTGTCCGCCAAAACTGGACAGTGTGTTGATATCGTTCAGGTTTAGACCTTGGAAGGCTTCGCCGAGCTTGGCTTGGTTCATGCCCAAGCTGCCGATTCCCTGACCGAGTTGCCCGTACTGTGCCGCGCCAGACTGCATAAGCTGCGCCCCAGCCATGCCAGCTTGTCCCGCGGCTTGCGCCCGAGCCAACTGCTGCTGCTGTGCTTGGTTATAACCAGACTGGCGTAACCCTGCTGCAGCCCGAGCTTGGGCGTCGATTGTATTACGTTGCTGCTCTGCGCGTTGGATGCCCTGGCGAGAACCACCGAAAGCGTCTGCCCCAACAGATTGAGCGTCGAGCCCCTGCTGTTGAATGTTGCTTTGACGCTGAATGTCCTGCATCGTTTGGTCAATAACAGCCTGCTCATACGGGTTCATGTACGCCTGTGCTGCATTTGGGTTTAGAATGTTTGCGGCAGTCGTCGATCCGATTTGCCCAGCCGAAGTAATCGATTGCGCCAAGGGGTTAAGCCCAGCCTGCGTTGCAGCGATACCTGTACCAACACTGCCCGCCGCACCCTGAAGCATGGGAGCGTAAGAGCCTACACCCTGTTGTGCCAACTGCGTAGCCTGCTGTTGTAAAGGTGTTCGCTCCGCGACATTGTATGCCGGAAGAGTGTAATTGTCCTTGCCCAGAGCTTGTGCCCGGTCAAGGATTTCTTTCATGTAGGTTTTCTGCCAATCAGGTAAGTCGGCAATCGAGGTGCTTGTTACTGTCTCAACCATTTCAACGGCCTTTCATTTCTGACACTTCAGCAAACATCCTTGCAGCCTCGGCACCTCGTGTTCCATTCGCTGCGCCACCAAGGCGCATTCCTGCTCGTTTCATATCCCCGGCAGGGTCCATGCGAGCAAGGTCTTTCCCAGATAATATTACTTCGCCGTTACCCACCGCAATCTGCTCAACAGGGCGTCCATTCTGCATGATCTGCCCCGGAATGGAATCGCTGGTCACGGTCCCCGGACCTTGGATCAAGCCTCCCGCTGCAAACTGCGCTAGCCCACCCTGTGCCAGACCTTGATACACCGGATCCACTTGAGTTGCTTGAGCCGCATTAGCCTGAACGTTTCGGTCATACGCATCACGCTCTTCAGGAGTGCTGAACGCAGGCGCGTTGCCGTCTGGGCCAGTATAACGAGACTTGTAAAGGTTTCGGTCCCAACCTTCTTGCTGTTCGGGGCCTGCATCCCATTTTGCTTTTCTGGCGTCCATTGGATCCACTTGGTCTTCTTTGTCGAACAACAGACTCTCTAGCCCTTGAGCCGCGGCTGCGCCCCCAGCAAAGCCTAAAAGGCCCGAGCCAGGGATAAAGTAGTTTGCGGCGAGCCCACCAAGAACACTAAGTATGCTCATGTTACCAAAGACCTCCGCCTAAAGGTGGAAGCGTAATTGGCACAGTAACATCTTTTTGCTCTGGAGCGTTTTCTGGTTTTTCAGTCATACCACTATCCTCAGTTCACCCGTTGCTGTTTTATATACATCATTTTCCACCAAACCTCCAGTAATAGCTGCACCGTTGTTTGCATAAACAGAAAGGCCTGTTAAATTAAGCGTGTCGGCCCTAATTGGCCCCGGATTCTGCAGTTGTTGAGCGTACACAGAAAACTGACGTGTAACCTGCGCCGTGTAAGTCTGGCTATACTCCGATGGAGCTTGGGCAAAGAATGGTACAACAGCGTTATTAAACGACATTATCTTCTTCCATCTGGGCGAATGTCAATACGAGGCGTTCCAAGCCTCCATTGAGTGTTTACTTCATTTGACTCAACCCTCAAAGACACAGATCTACCACGCAACCGGACGTCGATCTGATTGGTGTACTTCTCCAAAGGAGTGCTGGAAGTTCGAACCGTGTTTCCACTTTCCGTCTGAGTTGTTCCACTGCCAGGGTACGTCCGTGCGTTTAAAGTGAACGTGACCAAAGGAGTTCCAGTGGAGTTCCTGAAACCTACGTCTGGGATAATCCGTTTCACCGACATAAACTGATCGCCGTCTCCAACATCAATGCCACTGGATTCAACAAAACTGTTAAGCGGGCTTGGCGGGTTAGTGCTCCCGTCTGATATACCGTTCTCTTGGAAGTAGATGTTGCCGTCAGGAGATGCAGCGATAGGGAACCCAGACACGCCCCCTGCGTCCCAAGCAGTCCTGTCCAAAGACCCGAAAAACCAAGTACTGTCAGAGTAGTTAAAGGCGACATATCGGTCGTTGGTTTCACTATTAGCAGATGGGTAGAACCACCAGACCTCATTAAATTCACTGTTGCTGCCTGCAGTAACCTTACTAAGCTGGGAAGTGTTTACATTGTCGAAGACAAACTCCTCCACAGGGCACGGTATAATACTTACGTTACCATCATACCGATAGAACACGTCGTTCCCCATCCAGTAGACAGCATCGCCAACAGCTACCGCTGCGTTCTGACCCAGGATCGAGGTGTTGGTAGAGACTTCCGCCAAACCAAACGTAAATGGAGGCCCAATATACTGCATGGCGCTAACTGATCTATCGGTGAATACGACGACCTGTTGTTTTGTCTGGATAGCAGCCACAATTTCGGATCCAGAGCCAACACGAAGTTCCCCAGCAGTGTTGGTAGCCAAAGCGTTCCAAACAGTGAAGCTCTCTTGGGTAGAGAACCGTATTGTTAAAGGGTCTAGAACACCGGGGTCTGTTTCCGGGTCACAACCGAAAGCCAAGACGTGACGATCTCGTTCAGAAACCAACACAATATTAGCTACTTGGGGTTGAGCACTGCCACTCAAAGTGGTGATATTTACAGCGCGGACACTCGTCCCCGCAGAGGTGTCCCAGTAGTAAATGCCGCCGCCACGAGGGTTTGCGAGTAAGTCTTCCCCGAAATTATCCATAGACCAAAGGCGGACGTTCGCACCGGAGACAGTAACGTCTGCGGCAGAACTCCACGTACCGCGACTCCAAACACCCGCGCCCCAGCCACTACCCGCTGCAGCTGCATCTAGTCCGGTATTTATTTGGTACGTGCCAACAGTGTTCGTCCCGCCGTTCCCCGTGTCCGAGGCGTTTGCGGCAGCGGTAGCGGTAATGGTGTAAGAGTTAGCGTCTACAAGGGATACAACTTGGTACTCTTGGTTTAGTACTGTAGCGGTAATGACCCCACCAAGGCTCACTGCACCGGAAAACGTAACGAAATCTCCCAATAAGCACCCGTGGTTTGTGTCGGATACCGTAAGAGTCGCACTGCCGTTTGTCGCGGCAAACGTAACATCCCCGGCGCTCGTAACCAAGCGTATTGGCGTGATATCTATAGGGAGAGCGCCGTCTAAAACATATAGCTTTAGATTAGTCCCTGCGCCTACAATTCGGGAACCTTCTAGCGAAGTCCAAGGGTGCAGATCGCGGCATGTTCCCAGCATTGGGGTTGAAGTTAGGCGCGACCACCCACCTATTGTCTCAGGCAGGCCTAAACGAAACCGTATCTTGTCGCCGTCACGCCACCCACCTTCGTTGGTGTAATCTGTCGTGTCCCGTACAAGGCCTGGTCGGAACTGGAGCTTTTGTAGTGGCATTTAGAAACCTCCAACGGGATGATTATGTGATGGTTCCAGAATTGGTATTTACGTTGCCGAGAGCGGTTAAGTTGCCTGAACTGTCTACGCGAAGAACATTTACGCCGTTATAGGCAAAAGTTAAGTTTACTCCAGCCGCCGTTACGGTCCAGCTTTGGGTGCCGCCTGTAACGGTTAGAGGCGAAACAAACGTAGGAGCAGTGGTGATATCGTTAATCTGAGTTTGGATGGCAGAGGTTACGCCATCGACATAGTTAAGCTCCGCAGTGGTAGCCGTAACACCGTCTAGGATGTTTAGCTCTGCAGCGGTAGACGTGACTGTGGTGCCCCCAATAATCAGGGAACCTAAGTCCAAAGAACCCGTAACATCCGTAACTACTGCGCCAGAACCTGCGCCGTCGCAGTAAATTATCTTTGTTGTACCGTTTATAACGCTGACGTTTGCGCCAGAACCCTGCGTAAAAGTAGCTGTCTGCCCACTACCGTTCTTAACAATGTAGATGTGTTCAGCGTCGTTGGGGGAGATCGTTACCGTATTGGTTCCCGAAGGAGAGCCGCCAAGTACTAATACGTTATAGTGACCGTCTGAGGCTGTGCCGTCAGTAGTAGTCAGCGTATGGGTTGTGCCAGATAAAGTAATTGCGCCAACGCCGTTGGTTAGACGATCAATTATCGTCATGTTATCGTTTACGGTGTTGCCCCATGTAGCGGACTGTTCACCGTTAGCAGGTAGTTCTATGCCCGCGTTTGCTGTATATGTACTAGGCATAAATCATCCTCATGCTGCTACTGGCGTCCAAATAGTCCCCGCGCCGTTGTTTATGTTTGTCCACGGCGTCCCTACGTTAGGAACAATAGGCCCCCATATAACTGGACTACCGACCTGACCTTGAGCCGCTACTCCAATAGGGATGACGACCGCCGACCCTGTAATTGATACGGAGTTTACCGCACCTGCAGCGAAAACTCCAGTGGTAACTACAGCCGCTCCAGCTTGGCCCTCGGCGTCTCCTACCGACGTGGTTCCAAACACCCCTGTGACAGATACCGAAATCGGAATAACTACGACTACTTCAGGGGTGTTTGTAGCGCCTTGAACACCAGTAACGTCTACTCCGGCACCAGCTTGGGCTGCAACAGTGCCAACAGTGCCTGTAGCATTAACGCCTGTAGGCAGGACTGTAACAGGTATGGCTACAACAGCTGAGCCTATTGCCCCAGTAGCGGCGACTCCTGTAACCGCAAAATTACTATTCGCGGCTACACCCAGTGACCCAACGTCTCCTGTTATTTGGGGGGATGTGACAGAGGCATTAGCACCTAAATTTACCGTTACGCTACCCACACCCGCAATGCTAGTGACGCCTATAGGCAACACTATAACATTTTCAATGCCAATAACTGTAACCGATCCTATTGCCCCAGTAGCGGCGACTCCTGTGATAGCTGCGTCCGGGCCAGCGTCGGCTATACCAACCTCACCTGTAGCGCCTACACCAGTAGCATCTACTCCGGCACCAGCTTGGGCTACGACCGATCCTACGGCTCCAGTAGCGGTAACTCCTGTGATCGCAGCGTCTGGGCCAGCATCGACTGTACCAACCCCACCAGTAGCGCCTACACCAATAACGTCTACTCCGGCACCAGCTTGGGCTACGACCGATCCTACGGCTCCAGTAGCGCCTACACCAGTAACGTCTACTCCGGCACCAGCTTGGGCTGCAACAGTGCCAACCTCACCAGTAGCGACTACACCAGTAGCAGAGAATGCAGCGGTAGCGGTAATAGTCGGGGCACCGACACCGCCTGTACCTTCTACTCCCGTAGTAGCAGCTCCTGAAACGACGATAACAGTCGGGACACCAACATCGGCTGTTATTTGAGGGGATGTAACAGCAGTATTGCCGTTTGCTGCTGTTAAAACACTACCAGCAGAACCCGTGCCTACGATACCGGTGACTGCGGCCCCCGCGCTAGCTTGGGCTACAACAGTGCCAACCGAACCGTTTAGCTGATCCATGGTAAATGTAGCTGTAGCGCCGCCGTCTACCGTAACACCGTTGCTTGATGCAGTGCCTTCAACCCCGACTAATGTCAGACCGCTCTGGTCGCCCGTTACAGTTACCGAGCCTATAGCGGTGTTGGCTCCAACCCCCGTAGGGATTAACAGCTGCTCGGTACCGCCAACGTCGGATAACGCGGCACCAGCATAAGAGGCAAAACCTAACATATTATGTGGCCTCCTCTGGCTGTAGCATTATCCGTGTAGCGCCACCTGCGCTACTCGACTGCGCAGGTGGCGTGTTTTTACTCCGGCTTCGTGGGCCAAGTAATGTCTGCTGGAAAGCCAGCCTGCTGTGGGACATCACGCAGTCCTTGACGATAGGCTGTCTCAAGACCAGCCATAGTACGGTCAGTAACCGCCATCCAGTCCGATGCCTTTAGCATCTCGTTACGAGCAGCACGGGCCTCGTCAGCGTTAAGCTCTACGATATCCCAGCCTGCTGTCCACCGACCTTCTACTTCCTTTGGAAATCCCCAAGGAACAACCTTGTAACCTACATCAGGTTTAGGCTTAGAGGCCGGGAACACCCGGTAGACACTGTGTGGGTTGAGGTGTTTGTCTGCACTCCCTGTGGTCTTGTAGTCACCACGGAATTGCTCATGGGAGTAAGCTCTTGCCACACCATCTACTACTTTGATTAGTTCAGGCATTAGATTATCTCCTCACCGATAAGGTTTACTGTTGTCCCACCATCCATAGTGAAGAAGTCGTAGGTTACTCTGTCCCCTACTCCTATTGCACTAGGCGCTCCAACTACTGCTGCTGGTAGGGTTATAGCGGTAACAATGCCTAGGTCGTACTCATAGACATTATCGCCATAATTCCCTACAACATACATCTTAAGGCCATCAGGCTTAAAGAAGACACCAGTAGGCTGTGTATCTTGACCAGCTACTGAGAACAACTGTAAGTAAACTGCTGTAGTGACATCCCAAGCTGTGCTTAGGTCATACTCATAGACACTACTTCCAGTGACACCTGCAACATACATCTTAAGTCCGTCTGGCTTGAAGAAGAGGCCTTGAGGGTTTGTATCTTGAGCAGCTACTGAGAACAACTGTAGGAAACTAGCTGAAGAGATATCCCAAGCTGTGCTTAGGTTGTACTCATTTACGTCTCTTCCAAGATTCCCTACAACATACATCTTAAGTCCGTCTGGCTTGAAGAAGAGGTCTTGAGGGTTTGTCTCTTGAGCAGCTACAGAGAACGCCCGTGTGTAACTAGCTGTAGAGATATCCCAAGCTGTGCTTAGTCATACTCGTTAACATCATCTCCAGTGGACCTATACATACATCTTATGCCATCAGTTTGAGAGAACCAGTAGGACTGTCTCTTGAGCTACTACGAGACACTGTAGAAACTAGCTGAAGAGAATCCCAAGCTGTGCTAGTCATACTCGTTACATCATCTCCAGTGAACCTATACATACATCTAAGTCCATCAGGTTTGAAGAAGATACCTGAGGGATTGTCTCTTGAGCAGTTACAGAGAACGACTGTAAGTAAACTGCTGTAGAGATATTCCAATCACCAGAAGCTATAGCGGACTTAAAGCTATACTGCCAGTTAGCATTAGTTGGTACACTAGCGAAGCTAACAGTCGTATCTGCTGTAAGGGTTCCGTTATCAAAGAAGTTATAGCTTCCTACGTCTAGGCTAGGGGTTGTACCAGTTACAGCTACAGGCTCGAAGCCACCGCCACCAACGCCCGCCGCCGTAATGGACGCCGCTGTAGTCGCGTCAACAGACGCAATGTTGTTTAACGCACGAGAGTTACTGATAACCTCTGTGCCGCTTACTTGTATAGCCATCGTCGTTCTCCTTTCGAACTATTAGCCGTTAAGTTTTGCCGTGAGCGCGTCGATCTGCGCCTGCTGCTCTTTGATTGCCTCGATCAAAAGGCCCACCATATTCCCGTACTGGACGGTCAGATTTCCTGCGTCGCTTTCCTGCACCAGCTCGGGCAGAACCGCCTGCACCTCCTGCGCTATCACACCTGACGATTTTTCACCACTGTCCTTGAACGTGAAGCTGTAGCCGCCAAGTTGTTGCACTTTACTCACCGCATCCGTGATGGGCACAATGTCTGTCTTGGTGTTGCGGTCGGACGTGGTGTTGAACGTCGTGGCAGTCACTGTAGTGAATGTCGGGCTTGCAGTCACGTTAAGAGTAACCGTGCCGCTCGTGCCGCCGCCAGTCAAGTTTGTTCCAGCGGTCACGCCAGTAATGTCGCCCACGTTTGTGGTGAAGCCTGCATCGTTATTGAAGCCAGAGTTGTTGATACTACCCTTAGTCAGTTTGCGTTGGGCGTTGGACGTATCGGTGACAATAAAGTAGTCACCGTCACCGTTGGTAGTTGAAGTGGAAAGCTCAGACAAATCCACGTTGAATGTGGTTCCCGATAGATCAAGTGCGGTGCCAGCGGAATAGGTGGTGTTGGTGTTTGTCCAAGGAACATTAACCATAGCCTGATTGGCTGCGTTTAGTTGAAGCCCATAAGTTCTACTTGCCGTTGCCGTTACAGCATTTGGGGCAACTGTTTGATCTGTATTACTGAATAACTCAATACCGCCACGTGCAGTATCGGTTGCTAACGGTAATGAGTAATTGTTTGCTGAGGCAGCAATGCCGTCGAGCTTGGTGCCATCTACGGATACATCGCGCCCATCAAAAGTTGAGTTGGTTGTCACTGCACCCGTTAAAGCTCCACCAGCTTTTGGTAGCGCATTATCTGCTGTAGTGCCTTGAGTGGACGTAGCGTAATCTGCAGAGCTAAATGCCTTGACTTGTGCTAAGTTGGTGACTTCGCTGTCCATCAACGCGCCAGCCGAAGTTACGTTGGTTGCGTCTGTAACGTCAGCGGATGCTTCTATCCCCGACAGTTTGGTTTGCTCTGCATCGCTGAACTCATTAGTGTTAGCATTGCTTTCATAGGCTGTTTTAATCTGGGCAGCGGTCTGGTCCGCAGTCGCACCAGCTTCGATGCCGTCCAACTTACTGCCGTCTACGGACACGTTACGCCCGTCAAATGTGGAGCTAGTTGTAACCGCTCCAGTTAAAGCGCCGCCAGCTTTTGGTAAGGCCGCATCAGCAGTGGTGCCTTGAGCGGCTGTAGCATAGTCAGTGGTGTCGAATGCTTTGACCTGTGCGAGGTTCGTGACTTCGCTGTCCATCAACGCGCCAGCCGAAGTTACGTTTGTTACGTCTGTAACGTCTGCCCCGTCTTCTACATTTAACGCAGATAAAAGAGAACCTTTAGCTATAGACCCAGTTAAACCTACAACGGCCTGAACAGCGTCTGTCTGATCGTGTTTTGACCAATTACTCGCATAAGTAGTAGTAGAGGCATTATCTGTCGTAGCGATGATGTTATCACCGACAGCAAACGATATACTGTTGACGGTGCCTGCTACGGAGACATAATAGAACCAACCCGTTTGAGCGGAGCCTCCCCCCGGGAAACTGCCGGAAGACGCGTCCCAATCACCTTTATACACCATACCGTTAGCAAGGGCGGCGATATCTGTTTCCATTTGGTCAAGATCAACCGCCTGTGTGACCGTAATAAAGTCTAGCTTGGTCTCATCCGCAGTGAGAAATGACGCCGTAGTGTTTTGCAAAACGCTAGAATAAGCCTGTACATCTGATCCAATAGCGACACCAAGATTAGTGCGAGAGGTTGATTTGTTAGGCAAATCGGATAGGTTATTTGACTCCATAACCGCGCCAGCATTAGCTACGTTGGTTGCGTCTGTAACGTCAGCGGATGCTTCTATACCATCTAGCTTGAGGCCGTCTACAGAAACGTCACGACCATCAAAGGTACTATTTGTAGTAATAGCTCCAGTCATAGCTCCACCAGCTTTAGGTAAAGCGTTTGTTGCAAGTGTTCCTTGAGCAGCCGTGGCGTAGTCAGCGGAGCTAAACGCTTTGACCTGTGCAAGGTTAGTGACCTCGCTATCCATTAATGCCCCAGCCGAAGTTACGTTTGTTACGTCTGTAACGTCAGCATTGGCTTCAATAAGATCTAGCTTGTCTCCATCTGTAGATACGTTGCGGCCATCGAAAGTGGAGTTGGTAGTGACAGCGCCTGTTAAAGCGCCGCCGCTCAAAGGTAACTTAGTGCTGTCCGCAACGGTTATGTTAGCAGCGCCGTTAAAACTTACGCCGTTAATAGTACGGGCTGTAGCCAGCGTAGTAGCCGTTGAGGCGTTACCTGTAAGAGCCGCTGTAATCGTGCCCGCAGAAAAGTTGCCAGAAGCGTCTCGTGCTACAACCTTAGAAGCTGTGTTAGCTGAAGTAGCGTCTACACCGAGAGTGTAGGCTTTGTCCTCGGAGGAAGCGCCACCACCAGTCAGATAGGAGCCGTTAGCAATCGAAGAAACGTAGTCCCCTGTAGTGTCAGTACCCAGAGTCACAGAGTTTGCTTGGATCGTAGCAGTGCCCGTGACGTTGCCAGAACCATCAAATGAGGCTGAAGTCCAAACCACATCGCCTGTCATTCCGATTGTTCGGCCAGTAGCCAGTGCTGTAGCGGTGTCGGCGTTACCTGTTAGGTTTGCAGTGACTGTTCCAGCAGTGAAGTTACCTGATCCGTCCCGGGCAACAATAGTCGAAGCAGTGTTGGCGTTCGTCGCATTGGACGTAACTGTAAAAGTCCCGCCTTCGCTGGACACCGAGCCAGAGATACCCGTGCCTGAAGTAGCGCCCGCAGCAACATAGTTACCTGTAGTATCTGTGCCCAGTGCAACAGAGTTGGCTTGGATTGTGGCTGTGCCAGAAACGTTGCCCGTACCGTCGAAGGAAGCGGAGGTCCAAACTACGTCGCCTGTCATGCCAATGGTACGACCAGTAGCTAACGCAGTGGCCGAAGAAACCGGAGTGACTAAGGAGAACTCTGTGCCCGAGATCGAAAGGCCTGTTCCAGCAGTGTATATTGGGGCGTCAGAGACCAAAGCAAAGACAATATTGGTTGTGCCAAATACGATTGTGCCTGTTGTGGTCATTACGTCAAGCTCACCACCGTGAACCGTGCCCTCAGTAATGAAGAACGCATCGCCTTCACCCAAGGTATCTGGATCACTTGGGGCGTAGGAATCAGCGTCTGTAGCTCGGGTAAGAACCCAGTTTGTACTAGCAGAACCTACTGTAGTGACGGTATAGACCCCGTTGTGCGCTTGGTTGGTTTGAAGCTGAACCATAACGCGGTTGGTTGCGATAAGAGTAACGCCGTCAACAACTATAGCCGCTTGGGTGCCTGCGTTAGTTAGTGTTGCACCAACTCCGCTCGAACCGTTGCTATAGGTAGCGTTTAGGTTCGCAGTTGTTTCGGCCCGGCAAGGTTGATGGTAGTGGATACCTGCCGCAGCAATCGTGTCAACATATTGTTTAGTTGCGGACTGCAGTGCGATAGTCGGATCAGCGTTGAGGATTAAATTCCCCGACATTGTTCCACCAGCTCTAGGCAGAGCGGCGTCAGCCGTAACACCATCTGCGGCTACATCCCGTCCGTCAACAGTACCACCGACAACTAGGTTGTTCCCGATGGTTACGTTGTTACTCACGTCTTCGAGTACCGCTTTTTCAGCGGGATAGGTCAGAAAAATATCCTTAGTACCTACACCCCAGTTAACAGCCGCATTAGAGTTAGACGACGACAAAATCGTAGTCCGAGCAATAGAGTTGCCGGAGGTAGCGTACGTGCCCACCCCGACCTCAAAGTCTGCGCCATCGGACACTGCATAGTAAACAGTGTCCGTGTTGGACGTAACCGCAGAGAATGCCTGAAACCCACTAGACGCGCCGCCAAGGGTATACGTACCCGTTCCCGTAGAGTTCGTGGTCTCTTTTACGCGATCGGCTACGATTAACGCCATGGCTCAGACTCCTCTAAGTAAGTTTAAGCGATGCGTACGATAGCGTTTGAGGCATCCGCTGTTGGGAACTGAATAGTGAAAGTACCCGTTGTGGAGGTTTTATCGGAGCCAAAGTCCAACACTGCAACAGTTGGGTTGCCTGCTGCGCTGCTGTTATAGATCAATGCGCCGCGAGCGGTGATTGTAGCAGCCGTGAACTCAAGGTCAGCAAAGTCCGTCAGAGCTGTTGTACCCGACGTTGTTGGCGTCACGTTTGTGAGCGTACCCCCGCCCGCTGAGTAAGAACCAGAGTTAGCCACTTCGTTCGTCGCGGTGTACGCAGTGGTAGCCGCCGTAAACGATGCGGTGTTAGTGTATAGGGCCAGTTTAAACGTATCACCTGTTGAAACGGTGAAGTTGTGTGTGCCAACCATC